TTTGTGCTGAAGTTCTTCGTCTTTGTGCTGAAGTTCTTCGTCTTTGTGCTGAAGTTCTTCGTCTTTGTGCTTTAATTGCTGTTCTAGCTCATATCTACCTTTAGTTCGTATTTCCTTGAGTACATTGAACAACCATTTTTTAAATTGCTTACCTATGGGTAATTGACTAGAAGAAGTAAGTTCATAAACGCCTTGTTCAGTCAAATAAACAGCTTTCCCTTCTTTACCTACATTTAATTTGTCATAAAAAGGCCAATAAAAGCTGTGGTCAAGACAGTCTTGAAGAAGAAACAGATCATTTCATGACATTAAGTCCATGAAATTAGACGCTTTGCGCATCTACTTGGGGTTGCGGCAGATACAATCTGTGTAAAATTTATAACCACTTCCGGTTATAGATTTTTATTCTTCAGATCTTATTCAAAAACAATATTTTTTTACCAATCTATTAAATGACAAAAAATTCCATCTTTGTTAATAGATGTTTTATTTTCGATATTATATTTTTTTTTATTTTTGTCGATTTGTTCTTTTGAATACTCAAATAAACCATCTAGTCGTTCTGTTAATAATGTGTCATTTTGATCATTTTTGTGCCCGGGCGCCTTAGAAGCATCATAAGCGATAATAATAGAGTCTTTGATACCTCTATCTAAGACTTCTAAGATTTTAATTATATCTTTAATCATTTCTTTGCGCCTGAACAGAATACGCAAGCTGTCAAACCATAGTTTCTCAGACTTCTTTTCATCCGAAATTTTGTCACACCTGTTTATGTGCTGAACTCGTAAAACCTTTTTCTTATTATTTATAGATGTCTCGTTGTAAATGTCTGATGCCAACAAGGGTATTAGCACATTTAACTCTTCCAATATCCTGATCACCCATGAATAATTATTGTTTTTAAATATAAAATCAATAGCTTCATGTAGTAAGACATCACAAGGGTCTTCGTTGTTAAAAACGAGGTTTACATTCCTACCCTTTTCCTCTAGCCATTGGAAATAGTGCGGATTGTGGATATGACCGGTTTGTATTTGGCCAGTTCTCCACGAAAAAGCCGTTTTGCAGTTAGTGCAAAACATCTGATCGCACCCGTCGATCTTATGGATCGCGACTTTGCATTGAGGACAGCTCCTCGTCTCTTTTCTGATTAGCTTGAGAGTCTCCAATGTTTCCGATTTGCACTCATGAGGGGTATCTATATCCAACTTTTCTAAGCATTGAGAACACACTTTGGTTTTGCATTTCTGACAACTACCTCTCGCAACAATGCCTATACAGCCAACTTCAGGGCATAAAAAGGACGTTGTGTTTTTGTGAATCTCTTCGTCGTCTTTGCCAAGTAGTTCGCAATAGCTGTCTCTTAACTCGATTGATTTGTTCAAAAATTCTTGTGTTTCTGAATCATCTGGATATTTTTTAATTTGTTTTTTTAACAGATCTATTCTATTAGTAAGAACATATAATTTTTTCTTCGCCATGACACGTTCTTTGGTCGCTTTCAATAATATTTGTTCCTTAATAAAATCTATTTTCGTGATCTTAGTCATGTATTCAAGTTGAAATGCCTTAGATGTGTGCATATAAATGAACTCAGTCGTTATTGGTTCTTTGCAACACATGCATACTTGGTCAGAGTTATCTAATAGAAGATACGTTCTGAAGCACTGCAAACATACAACATTTTGACAAAGATTGCATTTAATTGAGTGACGAATTTTAGATGTAAAATTGTTAGTACATATATTACAATACTGAATTATCTTCATGTTTTTTTTTTTAATTATCTAAACAAGCTTTATTTCAATTATTTTAAAATTTAAAAGTTTTATTTGATATATCATGATTTATTATTTGAGGCTTAATTTTGTTTAAAAGTTCAAAAAAGATGTCAAAATGAACACGTTGAAATGTTTCATCTATACAAGATATTACGATTTTGCCTTTTAGAAATATTGACACGGTTACATACTTTTCTTCGAATTTTTTCTCTCTTTTCTTAGGATCTGGTTCTATAATTTCTTTGCAATCTTCTAAAAAGAGATTCTTTTCGGTTTTTTGCAAATCAACATCGTATTCAATACGTAAAATAGGCAATTTGTCAAGAATTATTGGAATTTTAATTTTAACTCCCATGTTTGAAGTAACTACTGGAGAAATTTTATACGAAGTCTCTGTGTCGATATATTTGAGGAGTTTAATTTTATCAATTTTAAAACCCATTGCGAAGTCTATATTACGCATGGCTGATTTGATGTATATTATAAAATTTTTATCATCCCCATTCAAAGTAAATAAGTGGGGATTTAAATTTAATTGCTCAATTATTATATCTAAACAACTTTTAACATGATTGATATCTTTACACCCAGTCAATTGAAATACTCCATTTTGAAACGTTTTCACGTTAATTAGTTTGTCGACTTCTATAATTAGTGATACACAGTTTAAAAAATTTCTAGTTTTATTTTTTACTTGGACTTTTTTGACTTTTTTCTCTTTTTTTTGGTCATCTCCTTTACACATCGACTTGTATTTCATGCAGAGTATTTTTGTTCCATTTTTATTTTGACAAGGATTAAGATGAGTATAAAAAAGATACAAATCAAGATGTGCAATGTTACTTCTAACTGTAAACGTTTGAGTTGACACTTTAGTATCTTCAAATTTCATTTTATACTTCTTTTAAATCCTTAAATCTTTAATTCAATTTTTTCATAAAAGAAAAAATCATTTAAAAACTACTTTTCAATATTAAAATGAACATAGAACGATTTTATATTTTTATTAGCTTGCTATTCAGCATTGCTCAAACTATCCAAATTACCCCTGAACAAGACAAAATCATCGATAAACTCGCGAACTACTACTCAAAACTTATTTTATCATTCGATCCTCAAGAAATACCCTTTAACAAGTACTACGAAACGCATAGCTCTAAAGTCGACGAATTTGCACAGATGATGCTAGACATTAGGACCGATCTAATGACCAGTGATGTATTCTCAAGTCTGAACGAGCTTGAAAGAGACAGTATATTCTTTCATAAAGTATCTCAATACAATATGGACAAAATACACTCAGACACAAAACCAAACACGTTCGAAGTAATCCGTTTATGGTACTATCACAACAAAAACCCGAAGACAGACGATGTTTCAAACTTCTGCACTGCTTTTGAACATAACAAGCAAATCAAAGATAACTCTATAACGGAAGCTCTATCCAAATTTACTAGCAAACACGACTTTTATGGAAACAGAGCTAAATATTTCATCGAATTGAATAACAAAGAACGTAAACAGTATCTCAAGAAAGACGAACCCGAATTATCGATTCATCATGTAATACCGCTTAATATACTTGAAGCCTTCTTTAAAAATTACTACGAAATTCAGGACAAACAAGAACAAAAATTAATGTTCAGTCACACCGACGCTGTTGCGCCTTCGGCGTTGCCGCGACACGCTTCGCGTGTCGATACGGCGCAACGATGCGGCTTCGCCGCATCTACGCGTCTCGGCAACGCTCCGCGTTGCAAATTTAACTGGTATAAGATAATAAGTCACAACCAACGAAAACTGCTATTAAATACATTGAAACATCAATATACAGACTATCATAAATATCTCAGAGACTTAATTGACGAAGACTCAAACGGTGAAGGTCCCAGCACATTAGAACAAAAGACTCTTAAAAAAGCTGAAAAGCCTGCATATCTATTAGAAGACGATGCTGATTATTCGGACTTCATGGACATGATGTTGAGTTTACCTCCGGGTTTATCATTCAGGGGTCCTAGTTCAGGAATTAGATCAGATGATCCAGACGAGAATTTTGAAGCTAATTGCGCAATTATACTAGGACAAGAGTATTTCAACAAAGTTCAAAATCTTTTTAAACAAATAGAAAATTTTAATGAACAGTACCGCTTAACGACGGACAAACAAAACGAAGATCTCACGTTAGAAGCAGCTCAAATTTTCAATCGCATTACGACGATACATCTCGAACCAGGCGCGCAGATCATATTCGATTACGATCCGGCTCATTGGATTCAAATTGATCGTAGATGGCGAATCAAAAACGATAATGAATGGAGTGCTTGGTTAAGATCGACTGATTATCTGATCAAAGAAATAGCACGTCAACAGGATAGAGATCGAATAAGAGTGTTATCGATTTCAGGAGGGCTTATATCTGATGTTCATTATAACCGTAGAAAAAGAGAACATGGTTCGACAGAAAAGGATCTAGCGATCAGTCTTGAAAAGTTGAAGAATGAGTGTAACATAGATAACGAAGTTCCAAAGCTGCCAGAACGACATTTTTGTTATTCAAAGCCATATTACATGCTTTTTCCTCCAGTATATGTGTACTGCCGCCTTTATTACTACAATTAAACAAAGTACATTTCATTACCAGACTGGTAATGAAATTTAAAGAAGCCGTTCGTTATCTAACATACAAATGCTAAGTTTCGGACACTGCGACAACATTGCCTTTACGTTATCTTTTGACGGATACCCGTAACATTTTTTCATCTCTGTATGATAATAACTAATATAGTGTCCATTCTTATCTTCAACGTATTTGAAACATCTCTTATTCACATTTGGGTCCATCTTTAGATCTCCTATGTAGATCTCTTCAACATTTCCAAATATTAAGGAGTTATCTCTCACGAAGTACTCCATCTGACACTCTATAAACGAGATCTTTTTCAATCTAGGAAGTTGCAAAATCTTATGAATCGATTTATGCAGATTATCCTCTTGTGTCCTTATAGTTATCACTTCTAAGTTAAAACACTGATCCAAATTCAAAGTGGATATTAAAAAGGGAGTAAAGTCTAAAGCATTAATTCTTATATTGACTTCTTTCAAATTTGTGTGAGTATGGAAATATCGTTGATAGTCCTCTGTGTAACTTTTTTTCGAATAGTTCTCACGAATAGCCGATAGTTCTAGATATGTAATGTTTGAAGGACCGATGGGCCAAAATGGCAAACTTAGTTTTCTTATTTCCAATGTTTCCAATTTGGGAAGTTTGAAGATCTCGCTAAAAACTTCTTTCGTGAAGTAGAACCAACAACCAGAACCACTGCACAGATGAAGTTCTTTCAGGCGTGAACAATTTTGGAAAAGCTCAGTCCACGTTGACATTTCAAGAGTGAGTGCACTAATGCTTAGGTATTCGAGATTGTGGAATTTGACAATGTCTACACAATCTTTTTTAGAATTAGCATTATCACAACTGATATGTAACTCAGTGACTTGATCAAAAAAGGCGACGTCGTCCTGAAAGATGTCAGGACAATCGTTGGTATCGTTGAGAACTAATAAGGACTTATCAGATCTGTTTTTAATTTTCTCGATATTGTACGAATATCTGTGGCCAGGAATTTTCTTGGACATTTTACGAGGAATAACTGTTCTTATACCGTTCCTATTTTTTGCAAAGTACATTTCGTTACCAGTCTGGTAATGAAATTTAAAGAAGCCGTTCGTTATCTAACATACAAATGCGGAGTTTAGGACATTGTGACAACATCGCCTTTACGTTCTCTTTTGACGGATATCCGTAACATTTTTTCATCTCTGTATGATAATAACTAATATAATGTCCATTCTTATCTTCAACGTATTTAAAACATCTCTTATTCACATTTGGGTCCATCTTTAGATCTCCTATGTAGATCTCTTCAACACTTCCGAATATCAATGACTTATCTGTCACAAAGTACTCCATCTGACACTCTATAAACGAGATCTTTTTCAATCTAGGAAGTTGCAAAATCTTATGAATCGATTCGTGCAGATTATCCTCTTCTGTCTCAATCGTTATCACTTCTAAGTTAATACACTGGTCCAAATTCAAAGTGGATATAAGGAAAGGAGTAAAGTTCAAAGCACACACTGTCACGTTGATTTCTTTCAAATTTGTATGAGTATGGAAATACTGTTG